GCGGCATGAATTTTCTAGAGTTAGTCAAACGTCTGGCGACGGAAACCGGTACCGAATTAGAAAGTAAAATTGATTCGGTAGTGGTTCCGCCCGCCGCTGCGTACGGCGAAACAACTGAGCACCGCTCACGCCTAGTCCGCTGGATACGCGAGGCTTGGATTGAGGTTCAGGAAGATCAGGAGCAGTGGGACTTCATGGTTCGTAGGGGTACTATGCCCCTCGTTCGTGGTCAGTTGTCTTATGACATCGCGTCTCTTACCGCCCCTGATTGCACTGGGTGCAGCCCCGGAGACTGCGACGAAAACGACGCAGCCTTCGACTACTTGGTACCGTTTGTGGCCCCGCTTGATCGCCGGTACATCTGGATGATCGACGGGCGCTCGCACCCGGTAAACAGGAATCTCTGCTACTACATCCCACAGGAATTTTTCAAGGGTGAGCGTGACCGGTACAGTGACCGCACCAGCGGCCTGCCCGCACGCTACACGATCACTCGTAGCGACTGCATCGAGTTTGATGTGCACCCTCAGAACGACGACTACAACATCGAGTTCGCTTACAAGGTGTTGCCACAGGAGCTACTCGCTGACGACGACGAGTTACGCGGTCTGGTCAACAAGCCAAAGCACCACATGGTGATTGTCTACAAGGCAATGATTTATGCTGCGCTGTTCGATGAGTCGGACCCTCAGTTTAAACGGGCAACCAAACTCTACCGTGACCGCATGAACAAGATGCGGCGCAACGAGCTGGGTGACTATTCCATGGTTGGAACTCGTAGCTGATGGAAAATGTCAGCCTCAACGGTGGCCTTGATCTCGTAAGAGCACGGCCTGCTACTCTCGCTGGTCGTATACGCCAGTGCCTCAATTACGAGGTTGGCTGGCAGCGCGGTTATGCTCGCATCGACGGCTGGGAACGCTTCGACGGACACACTTCACCTTCCGCTACCGACTACTGGATAGTGATAGTGCCCGATACCCACGTGGTGGGAACGCCTATAGACCAAGTAACCGACCTCAAGTGGGAGCTTCAAGGCGAGTCCGACCACGCCGGTGTGCTGGTTGAGTATGCTGGCGCACCCGCTATTGGTACCGGCTTGTCTTTGTTCGCCATCGTGTTCAGGCAGGACAGGTTACGCCCACCGTGGGACAGCGTTATATCTGACAGGGAAGAAACGTGGTCTTTCGCTTTGACCGAGGGCTTGGTGACAGTCCAAAAGTTGTCGGCGCTGCACGATACGCACGAGGAATTTCTCGAAAAGTTAAGCGAGTACACTGAGAAACTACGAGCAGTTGTTCGGCCTGTACCGGGTGGCGGTACCATCGTTGGCCTTCACTATCATGAAGATCAGCTCTACGCCATCCGTGATGCCAATCGGGTAAGCGTGCCCGAGGGTGATGTAGATAAACTGATTCCGGGCATGTACGTGTACAACGACGCGGGGCAGGTAGGCGAGGTTCTTACCGCTGACCCGATTGAAAACCAGTACCACATTGCCGCAGTTGACGCCGACGGTTTTGAGTTGAACGAGGGTGACGCCATCCATGTCGCCTTGACGATAAGGTTCAAAGATGGATCAGGAGAATTTTCCAAGGGCGTTGTAGTCCGTGGCCTGACCTCAAACTATCAAGCTACCACTGGGTATATCGAGCGGCGCGACGGCAGCTTTGAGTCTGATAATGCGTTGGGCGTTGTCGCTTTGATCAATGGTTCAGAGACGCTCGTGGCTGAGCTGTTCGAGACGTTTGAAGATATAACTGACGCTACTAACACCTTCGTGCTTGAGGCGGTTCAGTTCGAGCCGAACCACGATGCCACCACGGTGGAAACGAAGTACCTCAAGGCCGACGTGGCGGCAATCTGGAAGTCCACTGACGACGGGTGGGTAGCGGCAGCGGCAGGGCGAGTCTTGCAGTTTGACACCGGTACCAACGACCCGACGCTTGATACCCCGGTGCCCCAGACGAGCGTGAAGTTCCCCGGCACGGTGGAGATAGCCACGGTCACAGATTTTGCTGACTGGTCGGGTGACATTAATAGTATTAAAGCTATTGGAGGGGGCAGCATTACCGCTGTACCACTTGGTGGTGGCATCTGGACATCTGCCGGGTACACGGATTCGCTTATCATAAAAGATTTCAAAGTGGGCTTGTTCGACGATGATGTGATAACGGGTCTCAGTTTGGACTTCAATGCCCGCAACGACCCCACAGCTCCCGGCACAGGTTCACTATCCGCCAGCTTACTGGACATCGGCAGTGGCAGTAGGGGCGTAACCTTGTTAAAGGACGCAGCTTTCTCCCCGCATATTGTGGGGGCTGATGGCGACACGTGGACAACGCAGGAGCTTACGCCAGAGCACGTCAACAGCGAGGCTTTTGGTTTCCAGTTCAACGGTAAAACTTCACACGACCACGCTTTCATTAGCGTCGATGCGGTTCGAGTCACGGTTTACTTCACGGCTGTACCCGGGGCGACTTTGTACCTTTGGGACGACGACCTCTCGGTTGACGTGGGTACGATCTCGGTACGGGATACGGTTGTCCAGTCGGGTGGTTTCGGCACCGATGACGCCAAGGGTTATTTCAGGCTTAAAGACTGGTCGATAGTAGACATCCCTGCCAACACGGAGATATGGACTAAGACTGGTGGCACAGGTTTATTTATTGCCAACGCAGTCGGCGACATAGCCCGACCCGTACTCCCCGGCTCAAAGAAACTCGACGCGAACCACAGCCGGTACCAGATGATCTCGTATAATTTCTTCGCCTCAGAAGACAGGAACGCCATCTATGGTGTGAACGGCGCTGGCCCTGCTTTCTGGTACGACGGTACAACGCTGGATTTCATCCTGACAGGTGTTGATATTGAGAAGGACAAGCCACGGCATATTGCCCCTCACCAGCACAGGCTGGCCTTGGGCTACATCTGGGGCGAGGTCTACACCTCGGAGCCGGGTGAGCCTACCAAGTGGGACGGCGCATTGTTTGCTGGCACCTTCGGGTTCGGCGACAAGATTACAGGTCTCATGCCTATCGCTGGCGACGCGTTGGCTGTGTTCACCGAGTCGAGCACCAACACTTTGCTTGGCGCACCCGGTGCTGACCAAGGCGCAGAGCAGAAGGTTATCAACCACAAGGTTGGTGCCATTGAGTACACAGTGCAGAACATCGGTAACCGTCCCATCTTTGCCAGCTTCCGTGGCATCGAAACGATGGAGACCATGGACCAGTTCTCTGATTTCTTCACGGCTCCACTTACCTATGATGTATCACCGTGGTTGCTCGATAGGCTCCAGTCGGCAGCGGGCGTGGAGACTACCGACAAGTCGGTAGTGAACAGCGTGGTGGTGCGCAACAAGAACCAGTACCGCCTGTTCTTTGCTGACGGTTATGTCCTGACCCTCACTTATGTGGGGCCAGAGAAGGAACCTCAGAATACAATCCAGCAGTATTGGTTCAACTCAGATCGTTTGGAGTATGCCCGCTGCTACGCCACGGCGTCCGGTGTCACGACGCGGGGCAAGGACAGGGCGTTCTATTCTGTAGAAGCCAGACCATCCACTCCCAACACGAAGACACTCGGCGCACCAGAGATTGATTACGTGTACGAGCTTGACCGTGGTCGTAGCTTTGATGGCGGCACAATCGAAGCGAACTTCCTACTCACGTACAACTTCACGCAGCAGCAGCAAGCCCCGATGTTTGTTAAGCGGTACAACGTGCTACATATCCACGGTACGGTAGCGGGGTACGCCAGCCTGAGAGTGTCACGCGCGGTTAACTACGAAGACATTGATGCGCCTGTGCTACCCTATGAAGACGCATACTTTGGGGCGTTGTCACACCCGCCGCAGGAAGAAATTCATGCGAAGTACGCCAAGGCAAGATTGACTAGCAGGGGCTTCGCCGTCTCTGTTTACGTATCGCACGAGAGCGCGATTGAATTTCCGCACAACGTCCAGATGCTCACGTTCTTGGATGACGCGGCAACAAAAGCAGATAGGTGATTTATGGCTGCACCCCAAGGCCCACAGTATGACGACGGTACACCAACCAACACACCTCCGATTGAAGTGGCTCCGCCACCACCCGAGGAAGGCAACCCATATCAGCCTAACCCTGACTATGACGAGCACGGGATACAGACCGGTGTAGATGGCGAAGAGAACTTCCAAGGTAACCTTGGTATCGACCCGGCGCTTATGGATTACACCCGTAATACGTACGAGAACTCGCCCTATGCCAACAGGAATTACAATGTAAACGCACAACAGGCCCAAGCATTCACACGCAAGGCTGGCCAGAACGAGATGTCGGCGTACCACCTTGAGCAGATGCTCAAATCCGACTCGCCGCTAATGAGGCGGGCCGCTGCCAAAGCGATGGCAGGGGCGGGTAGCCGTGGTCTGATGAACAGTTCGATTGCGCAGGGCGCAGCCATGGGCAGCATGATTGACCGGGCACAGCCGTTCGCTTTGCAGGATGCTACCGCGCACGGGCGTGCAGCTTCTGAGTCGTTGGCCGCACAGAATCAAGCAGCTCTGACCAATGCCCAGTTGGGTACACAGGCTGGTATCGCTGGCATGCAGGCCGGTGCGAACCGCGATAGCCAACTCCTTGCCTCCGAGTTGGGAGGTAAGCAGGATGTGTTACGCCACATGCTTGGCATGGAAACTCGTGAGGACCAGCAGAAATGGCAGGGTGAACAGAATAAAATGCAGCAGGACTGGCAGGGCGACCAGAACTCGCAGCAGCAGGACTGGCAGCAGCGGCAGAATGAAGCCGGGTTTGATTTCCAAGGTTCCCAGAACCGCTTACAAGAGCAGTTCCAGTGGGCTGACAACCGCCAGCAGGCCGCCGAACGTTGGGCCGAAGGCGAGCTACAAATGATCATGAATCAGAACATGTCGCGCGAGCAGACCCGCGCACAGATCATGTCCAGTATTTTTGGTAACCCCGAACTCACAGCATCGGAGCAGCAGGCCGCGTGGAACTCGGCGAAGAAACTACTGGAAGCGAATGAAGGCGGCGGGCCGGGGGGCTATGAACCAAGTGGCCCAACATGGAGCGACCCGGGTTACACGGCTCCGCCGTTGACACAATCAGCTCAGGGTTATT